TTCATTCTTATTTTACTCATATTAACACTCCATTTCTTTCGTTAGTTTTAAAGGTTGTTCATACTTAACTATTGAATAAACAACATCTTTTTCTTTCTCTATTAAATTATAACCTTGCAATATATCATTTGCTTTGTCAAGATTATCTGTAAAACTTACAACATTATAAATACTTGTGTTGGACAGTTTTACTTCTTTTATTATTAAGTACATCATTTTTGCCTTTCTGTTTTTTATTTAATTGTTTTTAATTTATCACTTGACAATAGGATAGTCAAGGACTATATTTGATTGGTTGGCCTCATTTGGATATTTATCGCCACTCAAAACTATAAATATTCTGGGGATCTGCACCTACAAAAGCAGATAGGATTAGATCGGAGAGGATTCTAGATAAGCCCCCGATCATGATCCCTGGTTACTTTGCGCTTCAATACAGGGACATAGTACAAAACCTGTTGAAAGATTTGATCTGGCAAAAAGTAACCTGGGATCAGTATGGAAGAATAATAGTGGGAAAAAGCTTAATAAGCCCACCGGCGTGGCTAGATCGTAATCAATCGAGAGGCCGGTATCCAAAGCTACTGATCCCTGGTCCTATGTGTCGATCGATAAAGTAAAATGCATATAGGACCTGGGATCAGTCAACGCGCCGCCGCCGCTGTACACAGAGACTCTGGCGTTGGCTGGTCACTTTAGAATTATTCTAAAGAAGAAAGAATTAAGCAGCAAGCTTCAAGCTTGACAATGACTGAAGGATATTGTAGGATGAATTTAGAAAGGAATAATTATGGACAATAAAGTATATGGTATGACTGATGTTATACATGAAATAAAAAGAGTAGCAGACGCCCTGGAGGAGATCCTGAGGCTGGTGAAGGCTGATCAAGAGAAGATGGAGAAACGGTTACGTGAAGAGAATTAAACACAACGACTTACTACCATATTTTATTATGGACGAGCGAAGCCTTGCCAAGCGCAAGGCCTACGTTCGCAGCTGTGAGAAGTTTTTCAAAAGCATCAAGCAACAAGCGCCAAGCTCCAAGCCGCAAGCTTCAAGCTTGACAGAGCCCGGACCAGGTGATAGTAATAGGATAATAAAGGAGAAATAATTATGTTAGTAAAAGACGCTTTAAAAATTACAGACAGCTTTACAAAAACAAGTAAGATGCCCGGCCTGAGCTACAGCCTTCCCGCCTGGGAATGCAAAACCGGATGGAAGCTAGCTCAGATCCCTGGCACTCCATGCTTCAGCTGTTACGCTAAGAAGGGCAACTATACAAGATACCCGGCCATCAAGCGGGCTCAGTATAGAAGACTGGAAGCAATTAATAACCCGCAATGGGTTCAGGCTATGGCAGCAAGAATTAAAAATATTAAATGGTTTAGATGGCACGATGCAGGAGATGTACAATCAAAAGAACATATGGCCAAGATCCTGGAGGTGTGTAGACTTACACCGGACACGAAGCACTGGCTGCCCACGCAAGAGCGCCAGTTCCTGCCAGCGCCTGAAGAGGTTCCGGCTAACCTGGTGATCAGGCTGTCACGTAGCAAGATTAACGGTCCAAGCTCCAAGGCCTGGGCCCATGAGTCAGGCGTCACGACTGAGAAGGAAGCGCGGACATGTCCAGCCCCTGATCAAAAAGGAAAATGTTTAGATTGCAGGAAATGTTGGGACAAAGAAGTTCAAACTGTGGTATACGGTAAACATTAAAATGTGGCATCACCCAAAATATTATAAAGAATTACGCAAGCGTAATAAGCTGGCAGAATCCCGCCAACCAGTAGTGGGCGGCCAGCAACAATCTGATCAGGTCATTAGCGAGACTAAGCCGACGGGCGATGGAGAGCGTGCACCTGGTCAGGGCCTTAATCATCAAGCTCCAAGCGACAAGCCTCGAGCCTCAAGCTCCAAGCATCAAGCAAACCAGAACCAGTTCAGGTTCAAGCTTCAAGCATCAAGCGACAAGCCTGAAACCCACAAGCACAAGCGTCAAGCTTCAAGCCGCAAGCAGCAAGCTCCCTGATTCGTGAACCACGGAACAAGAAAACTGAAGAAGTTTTCTTGGGTAAAGGACCAAGGGCCTTTACCATGATAAATGTATTGTGTGGATGCTTCACGTGGAACGCAATTTGGTGTGGTGAAAATCTAATTTTTTTACTCTTCGTTACCTTTAGCTCTATAGTGCAAAAGTGCCCAGAAGTATTATAGACCAATAGATCAGGAGTACCAAGTAGGCTAGAGTTTTCAATCCTAATGAAGGAAAATTCTTTGAGATTTCTTTTAATTTGTTGGTAAAATTTTGCCTCTGGACCCATGTCGCTATTGAGGTAATAACGCCACGCATTACGCGCCCGGCGTACGCAAATTCCCCGGTAAAACTATGTTAGCTCTCTCTGCTGTTTTCATTACAAGACGGTGAGATTGGTGATTACCAACTGCTCCAAATATAGTTTGACTGTTCTCGTGTACTTCCATTTTTTTAATTTCTCTTAGTTCTCCGTTTACATCAACGTAAAGTACAGCATCACTAACAGCGTTGCCTTGTCTTGTGCCTTCCTTATTACTAGCGGTAAAAGAGGATAAAAATTCTTGTAAGTCTCTTACTCTCATTTGTTTTTATCCGCAAGAAGTTTTTCAATTTCTTTCTTGTAAGTATTGTTGTCGTATTGTAATTCTTGAATGATCCTAACTTGATTAACTAATTTAGTACTTAACTCTGCAATAATTCTTTTAGAACCATCTAATAGATTCTGTGTTTTAATCCAATCAGACTCTTTCTGTTTCCAATCCCAAATTTCTTTTTGATGCATTTCAATAAGGTATGTTAAATCTCCTGAACCTCTATCTTCTTTAGGCTCATTAGTAATTTTTGCTTCATTCTCGTGACTCATGTCTTCTCCATGTTCTTTCGCGTTTGTATATGTACGTTTGTCTTTCATACCTTGACTTTATAGGACTATTACCTTAAAAAGTCAATATGGGAGTTCCAAAAAGATTGACAGAAATGCAAAAGAGATTTGCCGAATATTTAATATTTGGTGGGCCTGATGGACCAGTGTCTAAGTCTGAAGCAGCTGAACTTGCAGGGTATTCACCTAAGCGTTCACGTGTTGAAGGCAGTGAGTTAACCAACCCAAGACTATCCCCGCTAGTAGTACAGTACATAGGCAAACTACAGGACGAAAGATTACAAAAACATGAAGTCAGTTATTCAAAACATATAGCTGAACTAGATAGAATTAAACAAGCAGCTCTAAAGAAGGGCTCATTCTCTTCAGCAGTTAATGCGGAAGTAAGTAGAGGAAAAGCGGCAGGGCTATATATAGACAGAAAAATAATAAAAACAGGAAAATTAGAGGAGATGACAGAAGAACAATTAGAAGCAAAAATGAAACAAATTTTAGACGACTACGCACCTCTTTTGAATCTGAAGACTGTTGAGGGTGAGTCACAAGATATTACAACTTCGTCACCTTCTTTACCCAAGGCAGAGGAATCATCGTCCGATCCCCAAAAGTAATACCATCGTCATCTTTATCATAAGAAGCAAATAGTTTAATTGAATTTTTATCTTTAGAGTATAACCAACCTTCATTGACTGGTGTTGCAAGTCTCATCTTATCAAACTCTTTGTCGGTAGCCCAACCCGAATCGCTAACACAATCAATCCAATCAACCCTAACTCTTTGATAGGGAATCTCCGGGCCATCTGTGGCTATTACTCTTTTTCTTCTCTTCTTGGGCATATCCTCTTATAACTCAAAATCTATATATGTATGTAAAAAAAAATGAAAAAAATGAAAAAATGAAAACGCTCGCGCGTAGGCAAACTGGACAGTCTGTCACACTTAGCTCAAAAGTGACAAAATAATCTGTCACATGACACTTTTTTTTGACAAAAAGTGTCTACCCTAAAGTCATATATACCAACACTTCTAAGCCAAAGTGACAAAAAGACACTTTTTTTTCGAACATTTTTATTTTTTTTTTTATTTTTTTTACCATACATATACACTGGCATATTTAGAATGGTTCTAAAGTGTTTTGCTGCAATACTTTGTGGTATAAATGTCACAATATAGCCTTCTCTGCCTTAATCTTGCCATAATGTAGCTCCATTACTGCCATCTTTTCCTCAGCTTGCGACAGCTTGTCCAGTAATTTATCTACTTCAGCTGTGATGTCCGGATGTTCGGGAATGATT